GAAGACGAAACCATCAGCGGTCTCGCGCTCCAGGTTGGCAATGCGCCAGGTGAAGACCGTGGTGGGTGCTTCGGGTGCAGCAGCTTTGGCCATGGTGAAAGCTAGTTCTGTTGGAGTTTAATGGGGGTGCAACCTGTTGGGAATGGCCGGTTGCCCGCCTTTTGAAGGCGATTTAGATGCCTGCTTCAGTTAGACGAGCCTCTAGATCTTCGATCTTCTGGAGGGCTTCCTGCAGCGCAGCCGTCAGCAGCGGCACCAGCTTGGCTTGGTCGATGCCTTGGTAAACGGGGTTGCCGTCTTCATCCACCTCATCCTTGATGCCAGTGACGCACTCAGGGACAACAGCTTGAGCCTCGTGAGCAATGAAACCATCAACCTGTATATCGGGATCAGCGATAAAGTTGAAGCGGCTGGGCTTGAGTTGCAGCACACGCTCCGATGCGCCAGTGAGCGGAATAATGTTTTCTTTGAGGCGGTAGTCAGAAGAAGTCGTGTATGCCGTGGCCGAAGCGTTTGTTGAAATAGAGCCAACTTCGCCGTTTGGATTAAAAAACAATACGTGCTTTTGTGAAGCCGTGCTGCTGGTGGATGAAAACAAGGACATCCGACCATTCGTTTGTGGCGTAAATGCCGCTCCGGTTACGCTTGCACTAGGAGTACCTGTTGTGCCAAATAACACTCTTCCATCACTTGTAATCCTCATCTGTTCCGTCGGGCTGGGCGCTCCATCGGCGGTGGTGGAGAACATTAATCTTGACGGGCAATCAGCCGTTGACGACCATGTGCCATCAGCTTCGCCTTTTATTTGTGCTCCTATTCCACCGTCTCCGGAACCAAACTCAAGGAAACCTAAAGCATCACCAGCGGTAATTCCAGAAGCGTTTTCGTTGCGCCCAAAGAATATGGAAGGATTACTGCTAGCAGTGCCTTTAATGGTTACTGAATTATTTGTTCCAAGCGCAGTAGACGTGCCAACTAACAGGCGTCCCGAGGAATCGAATCGCGCAACCTCTGAACCCCAAACACCATTAGAGATTGTCTGGAACCGCAAGGCTGGCGTAGTTGCCCCGTCTGCACCAACAATCGTGTAGCCATAACCAGCTCCGGCTGCACCTCTCGTAACTTCAATAACAGAGTTAGCAGAAGCGTTATTGACGGAAAGCGTACCAGCAGGGCTTGTAGTGCCAATCCCTACAAGTCCTCCCGAAGTGATGCGAACTCGCTCGGTGTTGTTGGTGCCAAACGCAATCGGACCAGGGTAAAAGTTATAAATACGCGAAACGTCACTTGTGTCTTGGTAAATTTGCAGGCCGTTGGAATCGCCAGGGGCATTTCTTATCCGAAGTGTTCCAGATCCAAGATCTAAAGTCGCGCCAGGGCTGCTAGTCCCCAGACCTAAGCGGCCACTGGAGTCTAGTCGCATGCGTTCAACTGGTGAAGCAGCACCACTCGGAGTAGTGCTAAAGACCAGCCTGCCTGGCATATCGTCGGCATTAGGTGTGCCATCAACAGCGCCAAAAATAGTAGCAGCCTTGGTTCTTATATCACTTCCATCTGCACCGGCAAAACTAATAGTGCCGAGAGTGTCACCGTTTTGAACAATGGTGAAACCGCCCAATGTTGAAGAACGTGTTCTTGCAAGAAATAAAGCGCTTCCATATCCCGCAGTTGTATCGGAATCATTGCAAAAAACAATTCCATATTGTTGGTTTGCGTGCAAACTTCTGAAGGTAGGTAGACTTGCGCCCGCACTGACGTTCGAGTGAGGCTCGATGGCAGGTAGCGTACTTGTCCCGAGACTCAATCTGCCTGCGCTGTCAACAAACAACCGCCCAGTCCCATTAGTTGAGATGGCTACTTGGTCTGCGCCAGGAGAATAGATGCCGGTGTTGGGATCGGTGGTGAAGCTATAGGTAGGTGCTGCTGCAGTGCCAAGGCTGACTGCTTCGATTTGACCGCTTGCATCAATTCGCAGTCGCTCAGTACCGCCGGTAGCGACAGCAACCTGATCAGCGCCTGGGCTGTATAGGCCGGTGTTGGCGTCGCCAGTGAACTTAAGGCTGGGGCTGGCGGCACTACCTAGGATTAACGCGCTGTTGCTGGCGTCTTCCCGCATAACGGGGCTGCCACCAACGGTGCTGCCATCATGGACAACGACAGTCTTTTTGGTAGTGTCAACGGTGACTTCCTTGGAAGCACCAGTAAAAGCTGCGTGCTGGACTGTGGTGCCACCGCGCAGTTGAAGTTGATCAGGCATGATTAGAGACCTCCGAGATTGTAGGAACCTGTCCCAATGGCCAGGGACATGCGATTGCTTGGACTATTTTCGTCTGGGAAAACCCCGCCTGCCAGGGCAAGGTCCCCAAGGTTGATTGTATTAGAACCAGCTGTTGCGGTATAAACCGCGCTGAACGTCTTGTCGGGAAGGGCAGTGTTGGCAGAGGCATTTTCAGCAAAAGATTGCCAAGCAACTCCGTTGTAGACGCGAACCTGGCTAAGCAGGTCGTTGAAGTACAGGTCTCCGCCTGCAATGGGATTGCCAAGCGGGTCAACAAACGGATCCGCTGACGCTTGACCTAGGTACAGAGCCAGGAAGGCATTGAGATACGTGGCTGCCGTGTTGATGTTGGCGGTATTGGTTGCAACGGTCGTGACGTTGGCGTTGTTGTTTGCCACCGTGGAGACGTTGCCACTGATGCTGGCGACCGTTGTGACGTTGCCGCTAATCCCCGCAACAGTATTGATATCGGCAATGTTGGTGGCGGCAGTATTGACATTGGCAATCGAGCCAGCTGTCGTATTGATGCTGGCAATCGAGCCTGCAGTTGTATTTACATTGGCAATACCAGTAGCTACGGTCGTGACGTTGGCGTCATTGGTGGCAACAGTGTTGACACTGGCAATGTTTGTGCCAACAGCATTAACATCGGCAATGTTCGTGGCTACCGTGTCAATCTCACTGACAGGCTCGGCCAGGTCAGCAGCAACAGCCTGAATGTCAGCAATGTTGGTCGCTACCGTGTTGACATTCGTGATGTTCGTGCCAACGGTGTTTACGTTAGTAATGTTGGTAGCAACAGTATCAATTTCACTGACGGGTTCGTTCAGATCATTGGCAACGGTTTGAATGTCGCTGATGTTAGAAGCAACCGTCGTGACATTGCCAGAGATACCAGCAACAGTTGTCACATTGGAACTGATTCCAGCAACGGTGGTGACATTACCGGCAATACCAGCAACAGTCGTTACCTCAGTCGCCCTAGGAACAAGACGGTGGAAGGTATAACTATGAAGGGTAGAGGTGGTCTCTACAAGCACCCCATAGCCCGCTGCAAGGACCGTAGAGCCGCATCCAGTGATAGTGACGGTATTACCACCAGCACCACTAGAGATGGTCACAGTGCCCGCCACAGGGGTCCGTGTGACTGCGATTTCCTTAACGCTGATGATGGTCCCACTACCATCCGGGTTGTTGATGTCCGGGTTGGTCAGAGGGAAGCTCGTCTCGTTGGCAATGGGGACAAAACCACCCACATCATCAACAAGATCAATGATCCGTGCATCAATAGCAGCCGTCGTAGCAATGAAGCCATCGCTGCCACTCCACGGAATACTGCTACTAATGGTCTCCGCACTGTCCTGACGGAAGTAACGAAGATCCGAAGCAGATGTGGTGAAGAAGCTAGTGTCGTTGGGTGAAACCCCAGCAACCTCTGCGTTGGTGACAACCGTAGCTCCAGTGAGCTTCGATGAATCAACCGTACCAGCAGTCAGTTTGGCACCATCAATACCACTTGCTACCTTTGCATCAGTAACCGCACCATCAGCAAGCTTTCCGGTGGTGACATTAAGGTCAGCAATCTTGGCAGTGGTTACGTTTTGATCAGCAATCTTTGCCGTAGTAACATTGCTGTTTAGAATCTTGGCCGTGATGACTGCATCATTAGCCAAATCATCAGACACAATCGTGCCATCAGCAATCTTGGCAGACGTAACAGCACCGTTGGCCAGCTTATCTGTGGTTACATTACCGTCAGCAATCTTTGCCGTCGTGACATTACTATCAGCAATCTTGGCAGCAGTAACATTACTGTCAGCAATCATGGCCGTAGCCACACTGCCAACATCACCAGTGCTTACCAGAGTACCGCTGGAGTTAGGAAGATTAAGGGTACGATCAGCCGTTGGATCACCACCAAGTAGGGTGACCTCATTGGCATCGTTAGTCGTACCCTCAAAGATAATGCCCTTACCAGCAGTAAACTCAAGGTTACCCGTCATTGTGCCGCCAGTAGCGTCCACACGACGAGCAATGGTTTCTTGGGTACTATAAAGGACTTGGTTAAAGTTATCGTTTAGGTCTTGGGCACGGATAGCAGAACCTGGAAAAAAAGTAGACTGTAGTGTGTCTGCGTTTGTTTCTCGATAAATGCGGATTAGCACTCCATTGGCTGGAGCACTAGTAAAAGAAATAGTTGTAGCGTTGGCAAGGGTGTATGCAGTTGTCAAGACCCCATTAAGAGTTACCTTAATGTCAGTCTCCTCAAGATATGGGAAAGTGAAAGAATACAGGGTGGTAGACCCATTCCCTGTATATGTGTTGTCAGTTACAGCCATTTACGCTCATTTGTTGGTGTTAGACAGCAGGTTGCTTACAGCGTTTAGATCTCCTGCTTGTTGGCGGTTAGCCCGCACTTGCTTACGTTGGCCAGTAATCACAAGATCAGGATATGCATTACGCATCTTGATCTCAGCAACATCTTTTGCATAGTCGAAGATCCTCTCGATCTCGTTGTACAAAAGACTCTTTTTGATAGGGGTGTTGTTAGGGTCAGTAGGGGTCTGACCAGGAATACCTTTGTTCCTCAGACGCTGGTAGTACTTAATCTCTTCCTGAATCTGAGGGTTCTTGAACAAGGCTGCAAGCTGTTTCTCAACATTCTGCTCTCCTATGTAGGATTGCATGATTGAACGCTGTTCAGCATTAAGCTTGTTGCCATAGCGATCAGTTGACAAGGTGTAGTTAAGATCGAAGCCTGTGTTTCGCAGGGTGCGACGGGTCTCCGAGTCATTCGACGTGATCTGAATAGGACTGATGCTGTTGAGCATCCGTGTCGGGAAGTCGTAATCACGGAGGGTCTCGCCACTCAGAACATCACGCTTGACGGGGAGAGTGCCTCGTGCAATGGGGTTACGGTTCCTAATGGTGCTCCAGATATCTTTCTCAACTTCACGCATGCCAGGATTAAGGACGTTGGCAATCTCGTTCCTGAGGCTGGCAAAGGGAACATGGTTGTTGATCATGTTGGCGACCCAGACCTGATTGCGATTCACATCAAGGCTGAGTACTTCCATCAAATCACCAAGACCACTTAAGAAGGACTTGTTAGTCACGTTCTGAGCAATCAAGAACGAAGCCTTTTGAAGCTGGTTTTCAGTCCAACTTTCACCAAGGTTCTGAACGTTGTCGCCAATGTCAGCAACCAAAGCCAAGAATGAGGCAAAGGGCTCAAGGCCGTCATAGTTGATGAACTTGTCACCAACTTTGATCGAGCGGGGACGCCATCCAGCTTGAATCCAAGCGTTGCGAAGCTCAGTATCAGCAGGACCGTTGCCAGTTAGTCGACCACTGGTGTAGAGACCGCCTGCAGCTGCCACAGTCATATAGCCAGTAGCGATCCGACCACGCATCAACGCTTTGGCCTCCATGAGCTTCTCAGGAGAGGTGATGCCATAGCGCATAACCTGAGTAAGGTCATCAGGCTGGGCGCTCATTACATGACGCACCTCGTCGTTGAAGGTTGCAAGTAAAGGGGTGTGCTTAGCCACAACTCCCATGGCGTTGACACCCGTCTTCATGAATAGGAAGAACGGACGAAGCATGGGGATTTGAGTTAGGGCACGGTCAATAGCTGCAAGCCTTGGACCAAGAGGTGTCATTAGCGAGGCTTCATCACCAGCCATGACAGCAAACTTGTTGATGACTTCACCCTGACGGTTGAAGACCAATTCCCTAAGCTCACCTTCATATCGTTTCACCAGATCGCTTGTAAGTTCACCACCGGTTTCATTCCACGCCTTTTCAAATGCCTGAGACTTAAGCTCCATACGACCAACAATGGTCTTGGAGAAAGCGTCAATAGCAGCCATTGCATTGGTCGGATACCGAACCCATGACTGGTTGTTGAAGTCGTGGAGAGCAGAAGTGAACCGATACATCGCCTTCTCAGCGAACGTACCTTCCCGCTCAATCACAGCACCCATAGCCTTCCAAGGCTGGGTTTCAGTAGGAGGAATGATCCGGTTAACTTGGTAAGGAACATCATCGAGATTCCTAACCAGGCTCATATGGGTATTCCTAGCAAGCTTCCAAGCCTCTCCAGCACCTTCAAACATGGCCATGGCCTGGTGCATGCCAAGCTGCATGAGTTTGGAGTCGCCTTGAGAAAGGCCTCCCAGCATCACCTGTAAGGGTCTGAGAGCGACGACAAGGTTGGTACCAGCGAATGCCCTAGCAAGGGTCTTTGGACCACTCAGGATGCTGTTGTAGAGGGTTGTCTGCAGACCATCAACAAAGGCAGATTTCTTATTCTCGTGCCCAATGAAGCTGGACCAGTTAAAGATCTTGTCTTTGCTGTACTTGTAAAGGTTGTTCAGGGTGTTGGGGTCACCACCACTCTCAGCAAAAGCTTTCATCATCAGCTCAGCCATCTCTGGATCTTCATCCAGTACCTTGCCAACACGGTCGATGTAGACACGGATGTTCTCAGATTGGAGGGGGCTAGCAATAGCCTTTCCAAACTTGCCAGTCTTAAGCCATTCAAGAGCCGAACCACGGAGATAGGAAGCCTCGTGCAGAGCAGTCAGCGACATCTCGTAGTTGGTCAGGAGACGCTGCCTGAGAATGCCAGTATCAAAGTCATCAGCAATGGAAAGCGTGCCTGCTGCAAGGTCACGTAAGTACTGACCCTGTGTATTGGCAAGCATCTCGACAGCTTTGTACTCGATATCTCCAAGAGTTCCCTTCATAGAGGGATCCTTGGAGTTCTGAAGGGCCTGAGAAAAGCGAGCTGCATCATCAGGATCCATTGCTGCATCCATCAGATCGACGTACTTAGCAGCAACTAGGTTGCCGACTTTTTCACGGTCGTAACGCAGACCTTTGACATTCTCGCCATGCCAGTCCATACGGTCCATTTCCCGCTCCAGCTCTCGATAGAGCTTCTTGAGAGCAGGATCACCACCGCTTAGAGCATTGCGGATACGGGATTCAGTAGCCAGTACCTGACGGCTGCCATATTTCTGGCTGCCATCAATCTCCATATCGTAGAGTTGCTTGAGGTTCTCAAAGTAACCAGTGCGCACATTGGCAGCAGTAGGAGCAACACCTTTATCTGGGATATCAAAGAAATCGCCATGGGCAAACCGGTTGGGTTCAACCATGTCGGGGTCTTTGGTTGCATAGTCACGGATCTCATCCTCTTGAGGTCTGATCCGCTCTTGCTCCAACTTGTCAGCAGTGCTCTTGGCAACAGCTTGTGGGTCAACGTTCTCACCTTTAGCAGCAGCCCTAGCGGCCTTTTTGCCTGCCTTGGATGCCAGAGCAAGGTCAATAGCTACACCAAGACCAATGCCCTCCAGCATGTTCTTCAGACGCCGCTCAAGAGCTGAGTCGTCTTTGTCGGTAGTGATGACTGGAGCCCAGGGAATGACCTTCTTGATCTCATCACCAATGGTTTCGCCCTCAGAGAAGGAGCTGGTGAAATCAGCCATGGCGCCTTTGACAGCACCCCGAGCTACAGCACCACCTTTGGTAGTGGCAGTAGAGGTAAGGAACTGACCAGCCTTGACTGCTGGGGCGATCTTGGAGGCCTTGAAGAGATTGCCAACACCACCTGTACCAGCGGTCAGAAGACCAAATTCAAGAAGACCCCTGGTGATGTTTCCCCAGACTGTCCTGTTCATGGGTTCAGCTTCGTCAGCAACCTGAAGCCAGGTTGGCTTGAACTCTTTTTCCAGGAGCTGGCCAGTGAGGAGGCCCTCAGCGGTACCTCCAACACTTTCCACGGCATCGATACCTGCTCCAACGACCGCAGTGCCTAGTTCCTGAACAACGTTGGGCTGAGGCTTGGCAGCGTTTTCTGCTTGTTGAGCTGACTGTGCTTGTTGTTTTTGATTGACTGCAGCGGTTGCAGCCTTTTGCTGATCAATTTTCTGTTGCTCTTGTTGGAGCATTTGGTTGGCTTCAGCATCACGCTTAGCCTGCTCATCCTCCAGCTCAAGGAGTCGTGACTCGTTGCTGTAATAGTTAGGGTTAACAAGAGCCGCACTAGACGGCGTTGAGTAGGTCATTAGTCAACATAGATTTGCTTGGCAATTGCTGACGGATTGCGCTTACCTTTGGTTGTTTCCTGGATGCCCGTAGGACCAGAAAGGTGTTCAATATGAACATGGGGACCTGTAGAGCGTCCACCACCTCGTGTACCGGGGGTACCGCCAGAAAGTGCAAACATTTGCTTTGCACCAATGCGGTCACCAGGACGCACATAAACATCAGTCAAGTGGGCTAGTCGTACAACATTGCCGTCTGCCAGTCGTACATCAACAAAGCCGCCGTAGCCGCCATTGCCTTTACTAGGTGACCCAACTTGAATAACTTCCCCAGGCTGCCTGAGACTTAGCTTGGAACCTTGTCCAACGCCATAGTCATTGCCTTCGTGGGGATTCTTTCTAAAAGATTCTTGCTCACCAAAGCCACTAGTAAGGGGAAGCTCTCCCAGAACCTTGCGACCAATGGTCGACATAAGCTGAGGATTACGCCACACAGAGCCACCTTCGGCTCCCTTACGAAGCCAGCTGGAAGCCTTAGGTCCATGCATTTTCAGCATATTCTCAACATGGTCAGAAACTGAACCGTTGGAATCAGCACTGAAATTGCGACCAGCACTCCGAGCTTGCGAGACGAAAGCAGGAGCTTGTACAGCCTGATACATCGTGGAGAGGGTATCGCCAGGACGGATGCCTGTATCTTTGAGATAACGGACGACAGCATTAGCCATCTCCATGTAGCTCATGCCAGGCTTTACGCCGTACTTGCGCTGATTAGCAGGGGAGAATTGAATCCATCCAAGGTATTGGCCACCAGCTCCACCAAAGGTGTCAAGACCACTACGGTTCTGGCCACTCAATAGCTGACCAGCAGTTTCGTAGTTGATGAATGTGGCAACAGCTTGTGGGTCAACACCAAGCGAATTGGCGATGTACTTAACAGCTTGCTGAGCAGCTCCAGGGCCAACAAGGCCAGCACTTGTCAAAGCACGAGAGGTACGTGCCCCTGTGGGCAGGGTAAGAAGGCGCTGAAGTTGAGGGGGAAGGGTAGAGTCAGCCCATCGCTGTGCATAAGGACGTTGACGTTTTAGACCGAAAGATCCAAGCATCAGATCAGCAACGTCATACTCGTTATATGGGGTGCCGTCTGGCTTGAGTTTGCCTTTTCGTTGTAGAACACGGGTGTATGCAAGAACAGTAGGAGAAAGTCCTCTAGTTGGGTCTTGCATTTGTATGGCTTCCTGTTCAGTTAAAAGTCCTCGCTCTTTAGCCTGAGACAGAACAGCAATACCACCTGATTCAATTTGGGAAATAGCGGTTTTGTTAGCCTGTTGTGCTGCTGTTACTCGATTACGAGCTGCACCGCCACTTGAAAAAGCCGGGAAGCCAGCTTGCTCGCCAAGTTTGCCGTTAGTCTTGTAGTTACCGCGACCATTAGCAATATCATCTTGAAGAGCCATAGATGCTTGCGTATACGCTGTGAGAGGATCCATGTTTGGATTGGCTCTCAACAAATCAGCTGCTCGACGATCCAAGTCAGCTTGAGCGTGAAGGACAGCAAGCTCTGCAGATGGGGGAAGTACTTTATCGTTGTCCGCTTTGTTGATCAGAGTCGCAATAGCTTTGCGAGCAATGCCCTCAAACTTTTTCTTTTCAGGATCGACCCGTGGAGCATTGAGCTTGTCTAACGCCGTAGCATCATCCATAAACTCTTTGGCAACTTCAGGAAGATATTTGCCAGTTTGCAGTTCCGCAACGGTAAGCCTACGAGAATCCCTAAGAGACTTGAGAATATTGCGCTGCTCTTCTCTAGCCCTAGCCTGGAGCGAGAAATTTTCCTTGTAATTTTTAAAGAGATCTGGACGCTCAGTGGTTTTATATTTGTCTTGGAATTGACGTTCGTAGCTATCAATTACTTCGTCACTCAGAGTAACACCGCTGAGAGCCTTTTCTGTTTCACGCAGGAAAGATTGTTTGTTAACCTGCTCATCTTCAAGCAAATCACGGAAAGCCTTGTTTTCGTTATCGCGAACCTTACGTTCAGCATCAAACCAATCTTGGAAATATAGGTCTCCATTTGACTTGCCTGCCATAAAAGATGGTGAATCCTTTACGGAGCGAACAGTATCAGCCGTAACTCCTGAACCGTCAGTCTTCTGAAGGTTATAGAGAAGCGACATAAGCTCCTTTCGGGCTTCGCGTGTACCAAGTCCAAGAGCCCTTAGTCGAACAAGGGAGTTTGTAAAGGCAGTAGGGTCACTACCAACTGTTTGGGCAAACTCGCTGAATACCTCGTCCTGGCCTTGCTGCTGAAGTTCAGCGTTATAGACACGCATGTACTCACCCATGGTCTCTGCCTCAGCACGACGCATCTGATTGAATGCGTACTCGTTGAGAAGAGCAGGGTTCATACCCAGGAGCCCATTCTGCTGCATATATACCTTCCGCAGCTCAGCCAGGGCTGCCGACTTTTGTCCACGACCCTGAGCTGTAGCAGCGGTGAATACAGTTCCGTCAGGAAGAGAGATCTGAATATCGTTGTTGCTGTTAAGCTGGTAGTTGATCCACTCTCGATAGTTAGATCCTGCTTGCTGAGCCATACCTTTGGCATAGCCATACTTACGCCAGCCTGAAAGTTGCTGAAAACGGGAGACAGTCTCCAGGTCTGCACCTTGCTGCTGAGCTGCAGCTGCAACACCGTCAAGTTGATCACGAGTCTTAGCAAGCTCTGCTTCTTGCTGTTTAAAAGCTTCGATTTGTTGTGAAGGTAGACCGTCCTCATAAGCCTTACTGAGGCCATCAAGCATATCTGCCTCATTCTTTTGCTTACCAATGGTGACCAGAGTGTTGCCTAGAGTCTCTGAGAAATCAGCAAGATAGGTAAGCTGCTGGAGCTTCATATTCTCAAGAGCAGTCTGCCTGAAGGCATTCATGTTTTGCTGCTCTGTCTGCATGTTCTGCCGTAGCAGAGGAGTTACATCCGGGGCTTGAATAGCATTATGGCCTTGGCCTTGTGCAAAACCCTGGAACTGCAACTGTGGTTCAACACGTTTCATCAAGAAAGTCGTCCGGGTAACGAGAACGCAAGGTTGGTATTGTTAGACATGGCACTGGGGAAGGAGAAGTTAGGCTTTGAATTAAAGCTAGATCCACCAGAGCCGCCAGATGCAGGCGCCTTAAGTGCTGCGAAGGTGCTAAGACCAGACATCAGGCTATTGCCAATCATCAAAGCAGAATTAAATCCACTAGGAGCCTGAGGCATTGGCACAGCGGATTGGAGAGTAGGAGCAATAGCAATTTGCTGCCAAGCGTTGAGGTTTTGACTGAAGGAGTCGCGGGAGATCTGATCGAGGTTTCTTGCTGATTGAGCCTGAGCACTAGCCAAACTCTCAGCCTGGATAGCTTGGTTGCGACCAAACTGACCAAGCGTGCCAACAAGGTTTGCACGAGCAGCACTCCTGCCATAGCGTTCAGTAGCGTTATTAGCTCCACGGGTTTCCACAAGGTTTTGAAGAGCACCCTGTTGTTGGAAGGCTGCTTGAGCAAACAACTCATTGAGTCGAATTTGCTCCGCTGCATAAGCCCGGTTAGCAGCATCACGGTTGTAACCGAACTGCTCCTGGACCATGCCTAGTTGCCGTCCAAACATCTGCTCAGTCCGCCTGTTGGCGGTCTCAGTCATCGCGTTTTGGAAGGCAGTGTTATAAGCAGCTTGACCAGCGGCCTCATTTTGCTGATTCAAACCACCTAGGATTCCCATGCCAGCCTGAGCTGCGCCAAGGATTATTGGAAGGACCATAGTCGTACAAACTCGACAAAATAAAGATTATTTGGACCAAAGGGTATGACCCTTAAAAACTTAAAACCCAAGTGCTGGAGCAACTTGAGGTGAAGAGTGTTTCGTATGTCTGCACAATTAAAAAGAATGGGATGATGTAAATCATCAAGCCATCGACGAGCTTCTTTACAGAATAGAAGAGGTTTCTCTTTTACTGCTGATGTACAATGCATCCATATACAGCCATCAGCGGAAACACCAGCAAGACCAAGGTCAACACCATCATCCGTAGAAAAGATAGTGGCACCTGTAATAGAAATGTCGAGACATAAAGAAAGGACAGGGTTTAGCCCTGCCCCTTCTTGAATCTCGCGTTTGTCTGCACTCAGTAGATTGAGTGCTAGCTGGGGTACATCAGTCAGGGTTGCTGACCGAAATACGATCTTAGACACGCTTATAGAATTTGTTGTTGTAACGCCCCTCCCAGGTCAAGCCAAGGATGCTTACTGGGAACGGAGTATCACCCAGGATTGTCACCCCAAGGTTCTCATTACGCTGGTAGACCGGGACAACGTGGTTGGCCGTAGCCTGCATGTTGACGTTGTTGAGAGCGTAGTTATTGGGGAGAGTTACGTTGGTGACGTTGCTCCAGGTGGGGATACCAGTGATGTTGATCTGATAGGTGACAGGCCCACTTAGGCCAGTAGAGACATTAAGACGATGGATAATAAGGTCAGCGGTATAATCAGTGGAAGCTGTGTCACTGTCAGACTTGGAAATATAGAACTTAGGAAGTTCAACCTCCATGTTGTACAGGTAACCGACAATTAGATCTCGTCCACGATAGTCACCATTAATGTCTACGTAATAGGCCCCCGCAGAGCCCTGTACGGTGGGGTAAAGCACGGCGCCTACTGACTGACTGGACAAGTCGTTGGAGCCCCCTATGAAGCCTCCTAGGGCCATCACAGTGAACGTCTTTCCAGTGATGTGGTCAAAGGGAAGGAAGACACGAGTGGTGTCAGTACCGGAGGTGTACGTCCTATAGGGGTTGGTATCAAACCAATCAAGACAAACGTCCGTTTTCTCACCGGTGGGAAGGGTCAGGAAGCCTTCTTCGTTGGCCTGGGTGAGGTCATAGGACAACACCTGGACCTTGGTGCCATCAGTGACTACCGTATAGAAGGTGCTGGCATCAAAGAATTGATCCAGTAGGTTGCCAGTAAGCTGCCACTTGTACCAGCTCTGAGCAGGTCGCTTTTCACCATCCTGCAGGAACTTGTACTGATAAAGCATTGAAGCTCCCTTGGTTCCAAGAGACACGATGGAAAGACCAGGAGAAGAGATCAGAGAATCAACCGTGCTGGGAATCAGCTCGGGGACAGGCTTCGACTGTTCATACATGAACGGCGGCCTGTCGTTGCTGATCTCAAACAGCTCAAAGACACGGGTGTAGAGCGGAGTCTTGGAGATGAATGCCTGGGTAGTACCAAGTGGAACTGCTTTGACATCAGACTCACACTCGTAAGTACTGAGTGTGTTGATCTTCGCAGTCTTCGGGCTAAGGATATCGGAGTCAGTGGTCAGCAGGAACTGGTCGTTCTGTCCGTAGAGGACAAGACCGACACTGGACTGAAGAACGTAATTCAGACTGACAGGTCGAGTCGATGATGCAGTAATGTCGATTGGGTCGTCATCACTGACTGTTAGAGCAGTCCCTACAAAAAAGTTGAAATAGTCACCGGCTTTACTAAGGACAACAGCTTCGTTAGACAGAAAACCAAGACGGTTTCTGTAAAAGAAGATGCCGCTGATAGTTGAACCGACAAAACTAGATATAGGGTTGGTCTCGTCATCACCAACAACACGATCCTCCCATGTAACTGGTTCAAATTTGAATGAACCATCTGACTGACGAACCAACTGATGAGGCATTGTCAGCTCATCGAGTTCGTAAGTAATGCCTGGAGCTGTAGTTTCTTCCCAAACACCAGGGCCATAGCTCTGGCTATTGGTAGTTTTAAACTCAACCCACATATCATCAACGTCAACGTCCTGTGAGTTTGTGACCTTAACCTTGTATCCGTTCTTGGTTTGGTTGGGAAGTCTGGTAATAGTGCTGATTTGATCTTGGAACGCAAATATACCGTCTTCTTGTGTAGAACCTCTAGTCTCAATAGTGAAGGAGGTTGAGCGAGAAATATAGATACCAGGACCAACAGCTACAGCAGTGAAGCCACTCACGCCATTAATAGAAGAAGCAAGGCTGGATGTAATGGTTTGAGTGTCTGCAACGCCAGCCGATGCGTCCTGTGGTGTAGTAAAACTATAAGTGGTACCGTTGAGAACAATCTGGTACTTACTGTTGTATGCAACAACGGTCACGACCACCATTGCTTGAAATGGTAATGCAGCAGTAGTAGCTGCCTTCATTACAACAACCTTCTTCTTATTAAGAACGAAGGTGTAGTCGTTAAGAGTTAGGAACTCAAGGTCTGCAGCAGTAGCATCCTTGAGATAAGCGTTGCTAGGTACCGTAGTGATGGCACAGTTACCAAGCCGAGTATTGTATGTGCTTCTCTTGGTGGCCTCATCAGAGACGGCGTTGTTATAGTTGGTCTGTGCTGTACCCATGGCTGTAGAAGCCGTAGAGAGCTGACCGGCTGTGTGAGTAGCTGCAACTGTTAGAGCAGCTTGGTAGATCCTGTAACCTTGACTAGCAAGCAACGGATGCTCATCAGTCAGCTCAGATCCAAGTGCATATCCAGCTGGTAGTGAAGCAGATACGGATACAACAGAATTGTTGTTCTTGACCGTATAAATACCTGCAGCATTTTTAAGGATGCCAGAGACTATGTACTGCTCAATATCCCCATAAGGGTAGTTGTAGTTGACCTGAAACAGAGCCGTAACTGTGGAGTACTGGCCTTCCAAAGCCTCTTCGTATGCAGATTGTGCATTGTTCAGTTCGGTCAGCCGCGTGGCGGTCAGGGCTCGTGCGGTGTTGTAGTCAGCGAGAGCAGGCTGAAGGTTTGCCTGATTACAGCCACCAGGCACGCCTGTGTTGCTACCCATGTTGACTCGTCTGGGCGAGCCATCAATTAGACTCCAAATACGGAAGATGTTGTCAGCATATTGAGCAACATACTTTTCTTGGTCGTCCCTCAGGATTGAAAACCAACGGCCTCCTGAGTTTGCATTGATAAGACTAGAGATAAATTTACCGCCAGGCCGCTTCAAAAGGCCAAGTGCGTAATCAGGGAAGGCATTAATGGAATCCCGAACCTGACCAGGAAACTTACGGGTGTCAGGCTGCTGGGAAATACCAAGAAAAAGGTTGGGAATCCTTTGGGTGACTGTACTCATCGCGCAAGAGCCTGGAACGGTTGATAGCTGGTGTAGTAGTTCTGACCATCACGGAAACCAAACATCGTGTAGTCACCTTGATTGCATTCGTACTCAAGGGCATAGGCACGAGTTTGAAGCTCTTGCTCAGCAAGAAGCTTATTAATCTCTTGGTCGCCAATCATCTTGGTGGCACACATCCGTGCAGCTCTTGCAGTGATGTAAGCCTGAATAGCAGGAGGAACATCGGTGAAGTCGAAGTACCACACCATGTCTGCATAGATGGGCTCATCAAACTGGTATGTGTGATTCTGCTTGTCGTACAGCTTGCCACCACGACGAACAACGTTATAGTCGTCGAAGTGCTGAGAAGTGTTGGTATCGATTTGCAGCACGTTGGTTGGGTATGAGATCTCCTTTGTTACTGAGTCTGGAGTCAGCTCATAATGGCGCTCAGTATTAAATACCCAACCTTCTGCCTGAACCTGCTTGTTGATTTCGCGCAGCGTAGTCAGGACAATGGCAACCTCTGGATTCTGAAGATCAAGAGTGGTGACAGGGGCCTGTCCCACAGAGCTAAGTATTTGGTTAACAGCATCCAGTTCGGTGGACACAGCATATGTAGGAAAAGGCATTGTACCTATCACTTAGGAATAAAAAAGGGGGAGCCAATAAAGACTCCCCACAAAAAAATCAGACAGCAGTACGGCTAGCGTCGAGAGCCGGAGAATCGGCTTCCACACCAGAGTAGGCAGAACGGAAACCTTGGGTCTCCGAGAACACACCCGAAGCAGTGCTCGGGTTGGCACGGCTGGTACGTGCAACAGAACGACGAACAGCGTGGTTGTCAGAGACAGCCAGGTTGCCGTTGTCGGTGTAGGTGGAACCGTAAGCACCAGTACGAGTACGGGTGGCAAAGTTCACGGTACCAGCTGCACCATTATCACCAGCTGCAACAGTAGCATTAGCCATTTTTCAATACTCCTATAAATCAGGAACGAGCAGACTGAAGCTCAATAGCAGCAGCAGGGTTGAGGGTGCCGCAACCCATGGCCATACGGCCCAGGATCACATCGCCCTGGTAGATCACGGACACATCGCCGCTGGTCACTTGCACTTGAGGACCAACAGCTTCCACCACACCAGCAGCTTCCTTCTGATAGATCAGACCACAGTGGGTGGTGAAGTCGCCAGAGTAGTTGTTGTTCTCACCGTTGACGGCAGAGATGTTGCCAGCCAGGAAAGGCAGGTTGTTGGAACGCTTGATCGAGATACCAGCGATCTCATACAGGCCTTCACCGCTGTTCAGGTTGCCCTGGGTGTTGCCGTAATCACGGTTGAGGATATTGCTATCCACTTGGCTGATCAGAGCGTAGTACTGACGCGGGGCCAGCACAGCAGTACGGCCCTGCTTGGGCACGTTCTTCTCATCCAGAATGCTGGCAGCTTCAAAGAAAGCGTCCACCAGAGCCTGGGCATCAAACTCCTTCTGCACACCCAGCTGGATCACAGAACCACCGGGCTCGGGGCCAGGGGCAGCGGTGATCGGGTGAGCTTCACGAGCAGCTTTGGCGATCTGACGGAAGATCTTCTTGTCATAAGCCTCAGCCAGAGCGTGGCCGATCTTCTTGGAGATCTCGCCACGGAGGTCGTAGTGAGCCAGGGTCTCATCCAGGTCATACACGAAGGCAGAGCTGACGAGAAGGTCATCACAAACGATGGTCTTTTCGGCCACCGGAGGATCACCACCACCCAGAATCGGGGTACCAGGGGTGTGATAGTCCGCCGTCATACGGCCAGTAAAGATGAACTGAAGGGACTTACCATTCTTCAGGGTGCGACGCATCACAGTGTCACGAGCGATACAAGCCGACTCGTAAGCTTTGAACAGTTCGCCGCTAAAGATTTTCAGGTAAGTAGCGTACTTGGTATCATAAGCAGTACCAAGAGCAAGGGGGGTACTAGAAGTTTGGTTAATAGTACCCAGAGAGGTAACGAGAGCGTTAGCCATTGTTAGGTAAGAGAGAAAGTTGAAAAGGACTTGCTCTCAGATCTGAGAAATTTTTCGCGCTATTTTTAAAGGGTGTCGTCTCTCCGACTGTCAATGGCTAAAGGGTGTCCTCCGTAGAGGGCCAATAGCCAACAGGAGCCAGGTCCGACTCTGAGGTGCCTGACTCCACTTCCTTCCATGCCCACGAGGCCAGCCTTAGGCCAAACCAAGAGCGTGGATAATTTCGCCGTTACTAAGCCACGGGCGCGGGCAATTGATCACGTCCAAGCAGCAAGGGTGCTGGCTTGAACCTTCGTGCCACGGGGGCTCAGTTCTGTCAGCGTTTGGCCAGACGGATAAGCACGCTGGAAGCCATCAGCCGCAGCAGTGTTGGTCACATACTGAGTCGTGATGCCAGACGTGGTAGCCAGATTTTTAGGATCGTAGGGAGTAGCTTTTGCCATTAGTTTAATCGTTTAAGAGATACTTCTCCCACCCCCTCACTCAACAATCCAATGCGCTGAGCGGCTGCTTTGCTGAGGTCAATGGATCGACCATGGACAAACGGTCCACGATCATTAATCCTAACGACAGCACAACGGCCAGTGCGCTTACTGCAGACCTGCACCCTTGTTCCGAATGGAAGCGTTGGGTGAGCTGCAGTCATTGAATTCATGTTGTACGTCTCACCATTGGCAGTGGTCCTCCCGTGATAGGGATGGCCATACCAAGAGGCAAGAGCAGCGAGGGTCAGTGTGAATAAAGTCATTGAATCAAAGCAGAGGACTTTTATATTGCTTACTCTTCTACTTCCATTAATTAAGCATTCTTGAGGAAACCAGGAAGCTCTTGGCCACCTTTGTTCTTAAGCTTCCGTTCCTGCAGACGCCTGAGCATTTCAGGAGTTGCATTGGGAATACCCTGATAGCTTTGGCCACCAGGGATATACGGTTGATTCAGATCAAAGCTTTTACCTTGAGCAATTTTGAGATTCTGTTTCCCCTTGCCTTTAGCAAGTCGGGCCATTAGAAGTCAAGGTTGGAGCGTTCAAGTTTATTAAACACATCCTGCCGGTAAGCAGGATCAGAATCGTAGCGAGGATCGTTCATTGCACGAACAACCTCTGCTTGACTACGGAAGGCATCTGCAGCCTGTGCAGGTTTGCCCTGGATCATGTTGCCTTCAAAGCCCATTGAATCGGTGTACCGGTAGTAAAGAGCTTGAAGAGCAAGGCCAATCGAAGCCATGTTTCCAGACTCGATGACAGCATCAAAAGCTTCCACCTCAGCAGGTGAGAAGTTCTCCGCTGCCCAGGTAGTGAGTTGCTGGTAAGCAGCTTCACCGCCTACGCTGTTCTGGATCTGATTAATTTGAGAGTCACTAAGCTCAACACCTTGAGCAGGTTCATCAGCCGGAGGCAACTGTTGCTGGAGCCGCATGTAAGCCTCTACGAGTTCAGTAGAGGACATCTGCGAGAAGGCAGCCAAGGTCTCCTCACTGAGGGTACCCGTTTCGGTGTATTCAGCAGAGGCATCAAACAGGAAGTCCACGTAGGGATCTTCTGTCTCTTCTTCGTCTGTCTGGTCTTCGTCAGACTGTTCTTCTGGATTGGTGGATTCGTCTTGATCCTTAGAGCCAAACTTCTTTTGAAGTTCAATGTAAGCTTGCTCTAGCTCTTCAGCATTACGGTATTTACCAGCGAGCAGAGCTTGTTGCTCTTGCTCCATCTGTTCGCCAATAGCGTAAGCGTCAGCATCACTGGCTTCCTGCGCTTCAATAGCTTCAGGGTCAGTGCTGGGATCATACGTCAGATTGATTGCCATAGTTAGTAATAGTTTTCAAGCCGCCAAGACCAACACGTTCGACACGATTGGGAACGCCTACGGTGGGGCGCCCAAGCTTGTCCTTGGGGGCGTACTTGTTGGTATCAAAAGAGGTGGGTTTTGCATAACCTGACTCATCAGGCAGGGGCTGCTTCTCCACCTTGGGCTTGTTGTGGGGTACCCTCTGAGGGCGGGACGGCTTGGTATCCAAGGGCATTGTTAATAACTTCAGATGCTTGCGGGTTCTTGGTTGGATCAGCAATAGGTGAGGACAACATCTGACCAGCTTGTTTGGTCAACTCCATACCTTGCTGAACCTGCATGTTCTGCTGCATCTCAGACTTCTGTTGATCAACACTCTTGACGAGGTTTAGAACATCAATACCTTGTGCAGCTGCGAGGCGTTTGATGGCCTCATCAGGATTGATGAAACGCATCATTGCCTCAGGCCCAATGGTTTGAGCGATGGTAGTAATGAAAGTCGTCAGCGACTCTCGATCCTGACCACGACCCAAAGCGTTGATACCTGCAACGATGGTTGGCTTTACCAGATCCTTAGGGATGCGGGGAAGTTCACCAGAGCGTTGAAGAACCAGCAGTTTGCGGTTGAGATAAGGAATGAGGAATTCAGCAGTCAGCAGACTGAACAGTCCACCAAGCTGCTGTTCCAGTTCAAGTTGAGTGAGGCGAACCTCTTCAGCTGTTGTACGTTCGCTTTGACGAACCGACAACACAAGGAAAGCTTCAGAGAGCCGACGCTCAAGGGTGGCCATCATGTTGGCAGCCGTAGCAAAGTCTGCGGTCTTACCAACCTGGATCACACCAATGTCATCAGGTCGCCCTTGAACGATGGCACCATTACCTGCCTGGGCGATGGTCTGGGGTTTGGTCGTGCTTGAGGGTGATACCACGAAGACGACCTTTGCGGCTGCTGCAGAGCCTTCTGTAAGGGCCTGAGCGAGTGCTTCAAGAGAGCGGAAGTCACCAAGGAATTCCTCAACCCTGCCCCGCCCATAGTTCTCACCATCAACGGTGTTGAACCTCAGGACCAGGAACGGGCTGGCTTCTTTGGGAGACTTACCTTCGGTACCAGGGATGCGCTTATCAAACGCTTCCTGATGCCAAAGCCAACGGTTGTTGTCAAGACGAACATGGGTGTAGACCTCAACATCACCATCAGTCATGGTTCCATTGCCACCAATATCACCAGGGTGATTGGGCTTGGGGTCCATGTCTAGAAAGTTCTGAGGTAGGAGACTGCGATTAATCAGCTCCTTAGTAACAATCTCAATGACGTTACCACTGCCATCTCGTTCAACGACATAGCGGTTCAATGGATAGTGCTTGAGCCCATCCTTGCCCATGTACAGCAAGGCGTTACCACCAACAACCAAATGCTTGATAGCTTGGTGAACAGTAACTCGATCACTAGAAGCAGCAATCGAATCCATCACCATACGCTCAAGCTTGGCAAAGCTCAGGTCTAGTTCAGAGCGGATCTCAGCAGGCAGGTCAGTGCCCAGCTTGTCATCACGAACTTGAAGCTTGAAGAAGGTGGTCTGCGGAGGTAGCAGTGACAGCATGAGTTTTGCCGCCAAAGTTACCACACACTTTGCACCTACGGATTGCCAAGGTGTAGGAAGTTTTTGCCAGGATGTACGACCCTCATCATTTTGGATGAGGTAAGGAAGGGTCAACCTAGAGCATTGAACCTCAACGTCGAGT